GTATTGTATCAAACATCAGCACTGGTCTATTTTTGAGCAGGCAGATTTGACACTTGAAATTAATACCACTAGAGGAATTGCAGCTCAAATTTTACGCCATAGGAGTTTCACATTTCAAGAGTTTTCTCAGCGTTATGCAGACACAAAACTTCTGACTGAGAAAATTAATCCTCCTGAATTGAGAAAGCAAGATGATAAGAATCGACAAAACTCAATTGATGATGAACTCGGTGAATATGTTAAACTAGGTCTTTATGATGAGATTCAAGATCACTTTAACGAGTCACAGAAACTTTATAATAAACTTCTTGATAGTGGAGTTGCTAAGGAGTGTTCAAGATTCGTTCTACCTATCGCCACACCGACTAGGATATACATGAAAGGTTCTGCTAGGTCTTGGGTCCATTATATCGAATTGAGATCTCAGAGAGGCACACAGAAGGAGCACAGGGAGATTGCTGAAAGTTGTAAAAAAATATTTGGCAGTCAGTTTCCGGATATTGCCAAAGCACTTAATTGGATCGAATAAATATTTTGTAAATTATTATACCTTATGTGCCCAACTTACAGATTTGAGAATACAGAAACAGGTGAAATCTTTGAGAAATGGATGCTTATGGCAGACAAAGACCCATATCTCAAAGAAAATCCACATTTTAAACCTCTTATACCAACACAAATGAATGTTGGTGAGGCAAGCGACTGGAGGGATAAATTGACACAAAAACACCCTTCGTGGAACTCGGTTTTAGAAAAAGCTAGCAAGGCTCCCGGTTCAACTGTAAAAAAACTATAAACACTTATGGCAAGAAGAAAAAGAGCAGAGCAACAAAATGATGTTGGTCTTACCACTCGTCAAGCAAAGCGTAAAAAACCGTTAAGTAGTGAATATCTGGTAGATATTGACCCACTTACCGAGAATCAAAGGAAACTTTTTGATTCTTATGCGGAACAGAAACATTTAGTTGCCTATGGTTGTGCCGGTACTGGTAAAACTTTTTGTCTTTTATATAATGCTCTCAAAGAGGTATTGGATGAAAAGTCTCCATTTGAGAAAGTTTATATTGTCAGGTCTTTAGTTCCTACAAGAGAAATTGGATTTTTGCCTGGGCCTCAACCATTGGATGCCAAAATATTAACCCCAACTGGATGGACTACTATGGGAGAAATTAATGTAGGAGACTATGTTATAGCTAGAGATGGAAAACCAACAAAAGTTACTGCAGTTTTTCCAAAAGGAAAGAAACTTGTATATAAAATAACAACTACTGAAAATACATCAACGGAATGTTGTGAAGACCATTTATGGGTAACTAAAACTTTTGAAGATAAGAAAAGAGGTAGAGTAGGTTCAACAAAAACTACGAAACAAATAATTGAAACTTTATTTGATAGTAAGGGAAAAATAAATCATTATATTCCAAGAAATGAAGCAGTAGAATTTAACAAGAACAATCTACCAATTCCACCATATACTCTTGGTGTAATATTGGGGGATGGATCAATTTCAAATAGTATTGCATTTTCTAATATTGATAATGAACTTATTGAAAAAGTTAGAACTGAAGTATCAGAATTGGGATGTTATCTAACAAATCACAATATTTCATATACAATAAGTAATTCTCCGAGAAATAATAAACCAGCAAGAAGAGTATTAGTTACAAATACTAATAGCAAAAATGTTGATGAGTATTATTCAATTGGAGATGCGTTACAAGTAATCAATCAACCAAGATCAAAAATTAAATATTATTGTGAAAATAAAAAGATAATTGATGGCATTAAATATGAATTCATTCCATCCGAAAATAGATGGGAAAATAAAATAAAAAATAGTTTATTTCAACTTGGATTAGAAAAAACAAAATCTAATACGAAATTTATTCCAGATTTATATAAGTTTTCATCAATTGAAGATAGAATAGAACTATTAAGAGGTTTGATGGATACTGATGGAACGGTAAAAGAAAAAACTGGAGAAGCATCTTATACTACCACTTCTAAACAATTAGCATTGGATGTAATTGAGTTGGTTAAATCTCTTGGCGGTAGGTCAAATATTCGTGAAAGAAATCGTATTGGAAAAACTTCAAATATTGTGGATAGAAATGGAAAATTGAAAGTAATTACAAGTAAACTTATATCTTATGATTTTACTATTAGTTTACCGAATCATATAAATCCATTTTATATTTCAAGAAAAGCGAAAAGATTTTCTTGTAATTATATGCATCATATCGGAATCAAATCCATTGAACCAATTTATGAAAAGGAGGTGCAATGTATTCAAGTAGATAATTCGGAAAATCTTTATATTACTGATGATTATATTGTAACACATAATTCTCACGATGATAAGGCAGATATTTACCAGATTCCTTATAAGAATATGGTAAAGTATATGTTTCAGATGTCTTCTGATGCTGATTTTGAGATGCTTTATGGAAATCTTAAGGCACAAGAAACAATTAAGTTCTGGAGTACTTCTTTTCTTCGTGGAGTTACTTTGGACAATTGTATTGTAATTGTAGATGAGTTTGCCAACCTTAATTTTCACGAATTAGATTCTATTATTACTCGTGTAGGTGAAAATTGTAAGATTATGTTCTCAGGAGATGCGACTCAAAGTGACTTAATTAAAACAAGTGAAAAGAATGGAATTATTGATTTTATGAAAGTATTGCGTAAAATGCCTTCTTTTGATATAATTGAGTTTGGTGTAGATGATATTGTCCGCTCAGGATTAGTTCGTCAGTATCTTATTGCTAAAATAGAAGAAGGTCTTTAATGACAAACCCTTTAATTGAAAAATATAATGAAATTCATAATAAAAAGGAAATAATAACAAGATTTAATCATCTTGATAATGTACTTCCAAAACTTGAAAGAGAAACAGTAGACGGGGTGAGGTATTATAGCATCCCAGATGGAGACCAATTGCTGAAGTTGGTCTCCATTACTTCCGTAACCAGTCATTTTAATAAGGAAATCTTTGTCAAATGGCGTAAAAGGGTTGGTAATGAGGAAGCGGACCGAATCACTAAGGCATCAACAAGTCGTGGAACAGATATGCATACTTTGGTTGAAAATTATCTTTATAATAGAGACCTTCCAACAGTTCAACCTCTATCAGATTTTCTGTTTAAGATTGCTAAAACAGATCTGAATAGGATTGATAATATTCATTGTCTGGAAGGTGCCATGTATAGTCTTCAACTTGGTGTGGCAGGAACAACGGACTGTATTGGAGAATATGATGAGGAACTTGCCGTAATTGACTTTAAGACTTCTAAAAAACCAAAACCCAGAAATTGGATTGAGAACTATTTTGTTCAGGCAATGTTTTATGGTATGGCATATTATGAAATGACTGGTATTCCGATTAAGAAACTAGTAATCATTATGGCATGTGAGAATGGAGAGTGTGTTGTTTATGAAGAAAGAGACCTTAAAAAGTATATGAAACTTGTGGTAGAATATATCAAAAAGTTTGTGAACGATAAACTTGAACAGATGTCTACTTGACTAATTGATTATTATATCTTATAATACATATTATTACTGCTAAACTATGACAAACATACTAGCGACGTTCCTAGAGATTAATATAGAAGATATGGAATCACCCGAATCAAATAAAGAATTAGAAAAAGCAATTGAAGATAAGTTTCTTACACCTTCTAAGTTTGCCATAGAAATCGAAAAAATAGTTGCCGAAGAAAACTGCAATTATATTGATGCCATTTGCCATTATTGTGAAATTAATGGTATTGATATTGAATCGGTTACTAAGTTAGTTTCCAAACCCCTCAAAGAAAGATTGAAGTATGATGCGATTAATTTGAATTTTATGAAGCGAATTTCGCGTGGGAAGTTGCCTATCTGATGTCACCTTTTGAAACTTATCAGGCATATTTGGGAATCAAGAATCATTTTACCAATCCCAAATATGATTACTTTAAATATAAAAAAACAAGAGCAACACTAACTTCCTTCAATAAACGCAAAGATAAATACTTCTTCGAGAAATCTTCAAGAAAGTATAATGATAAAGAAATAGTAGATTTTCTAGTATCAAACTTTGTAGCAGCAGATAGTACAAGTAATTTATGGATTGGTTCTTTAATAAACGGGGGAGAAAGAACATATACCGAGTGGATGAAGAGGCAACAGAGCTTAACTTACTTATTCAAGGAGCAATCGGCAGAATTGTTCTCGGAGAACGAATTCGAGAGTATATTCGACTGTTCGAAGGGTCATCCAATTATTCTCAAAACATTTCTAAAAGGTGAATTGGCACCTGAAATAATGGTAATTTATGATAAAATATTTTCGTATATTAGTGAGTTTGACAAGAAACTTCTGGACCCTGTGTGGGAAACC